TCTAATCCACTAAGAAACTTATTACTATAGGGGCGCGACATAGTTCTCCTTATTTCTTAGCCCACTTTTTAATTACGTCAGTGGCATCGGTTGCTTGTGTCGGTGTGCGTTTAGTTGACTCACGTACAGTCGGTTCAGGAGAAGCTACATCACCGCCTTCTTCCTTCTTCTTATATACAGTTAACTTAACAGCAGACTCAGCGGCGGGTGATTTGCTTTGACGAGTTACGGTGTCGTAATCCCCTGTATCAACTGCCCCAGCGGGAGAGAATAATACTTTAGGGAACTGTACTTTCGTGTCAAAAGCAACTTTAGTAACCACACGTCCTGCTGCAATATTATTGCTTGCCAACATGCCGACGTAAGATTTAAAAGGCCATCTGCCATTTTCTTCTTTGCCAAAAGTCGACGCGGCGGGTATAACGAATTCCAATACGTCACCACTTGGGTCCTGTGGTAATACGACAGCTGTGCGCCATGAGAGTTTGCATTTCGCACCAACGCCAGAGTCATTTGAGCCTTTGGCGGAATTAGGGCAAGTGTCGCAAGTCGGCGCACACGGATGTTCCACCGCCTCGTCTGGCTTAACTGAGTCGTTCGACCAACACACTGGGGATACAGCTTTGCCTTCTTCGTACGTACCTTCATAACATTGTCTCGACGCTGAGTGTGCCATCTTTACAAAGATGATATTCATATAGCGATCTTCGATAGAGCCGACTTCTTTACCGCCAGCCATCTTACGAAACACGCCGCCCTTGATTGATAAACGCTTAGTCTGATTAGCGAGATTATTACCACCTGCTACTGCAAGAGTATCTTCATCGAGACCGGTTTGAATAAGGGATGGGTTGTTTGCGATTAGGGTTGCTAATTCATTGCTCATGATATTTTCCTTTGACTAAATTAAATACTAACTTTTACTGTGGGCTTACGTACTGTGACGGTGAATTCACGCATCACGTTCACTCCGGGCGGCAAACCATCTGCATGTCGCTCAGACATGAATTGCTTGAAGTTACCTTGATGTAAACGCGCTTCAAATAATTCAACAGCGCCCGTCTCTAGTACGAACTTGTTGAAGTTGTCGCGGTCTGAACAAGTGAACCTTTCCTTCAATGATTTAATAACAGTACCGTTTGGGGTACGAATACTGTCTGCATTTATTTCATTACAACCTGCGAGTAACGACTGCTCAATGACCGCCATCTCTGCTTTCAATGCGTCATCTTGTGCCTTATACTCAGACTCTATCTTTTCACGCTCGTTTCGAATAGTCAAGTAAGTTTTAACTAATTCTTCCATATTATTCATAGGTTTCTCCTAACACTTCTGATTTATATAAATCGACAAGTTTCTCGTGTGAATCTATTTTGCCCTGCAACATCTTGTACATCTTCTTCTCTACTTCTGAACCTTGTATATGTACTACTGTCATACGATTCTTCTGCCCCATGCGATCAATACGTGCAACGCATTGTATGTAAGTCTCTACACTCATAACAGGTGACCAAAATACTATCGTGTCTGCTGCTGTCAACGTGACCCCATGTGATGCTGATTGAGGTTGTATGACTAAGACTCGTGGCTCAGCTGTGCTTTGGAATCTATTAACAATACGTGAGCGTTCACCCGCTGATACATCGCCATTTATAATCTCTCGTGACACACCTTCTTTATCCAAGAAGTTAGCAACTAAATCTATCGTGTGCCTAAACGGTATAAACACAATGACCTTGTTCTCTGTCTCGTCAAGCACTTCTCTTAACGCTGCAAGGCGCGGCGCTATGTCGAACTCAACTACTTCTTTTGTATCTGAATAGACCGCGCCCCCAGATACTTGCAAGAGCTTAGATAACTTAGCCGCTGCATTTACTGCACTTACCTGTTCGCCCGCAGCTTCGATATACATTTCATCTTTTAGTTTCTTATAGTATCTAGCAGCTTGTACAGTCAGCGGTACTTCTCTTGTCTGATATAACACTTCTGGTAGGTCTAGACATTCTGCTTTCGTAAATCTTATAGCGGGTTGCAGTGCGTCATATACAGTATTTTTAGACGATGGCTTAGGAACCCACTTGAACCGTGTGAGTTGTGTCATTACTTTATCTCGCCACGCTGTACTGTATTTGGGAACCTTGCTTGGTGATACCAAACGCGCTAGACCAAACGCATCAAGCGGTGACTGCGATGCAGGTGTGCCTGTCAACATCCATAGTCTAGTCTCAGGCTTAATTAACTTTGCCATTAACTTCCATCGCACGGTGCTGACAGTCTTGTATGCGTTTGCTTCATCTACTACGATTAGATCAAAGTCGTCTTGCTTTAAGTCCTCAAACAAGATACCGATACCATCATAGTTAGTGACTATAAAATCATACTCACCGTTTACTATTTTCTTACGCTTGGCAGCGGGACCATACGCCACGCCAACAGAGCGGTGCATTGCGGTCTTGAACACATCGGCTTGCCACGCTGAATACATAATTGTGAGAGGACATACCACAAGCACGCGCTTAACCAATCCCAACGACATTAAATAGTCAGCCGCCCAGATGACTGAGGAGGTCTTGCCTGTACCCGCCTCGTTAAAACAGAACGCGCGACGTCGGTTGGCTAGGAATGATGCAGTAGTTTTCTGGTGGTCGAACGGCTTATATAGTCCGGGCCAGTTGTAATCTTTTAGTATGGGTGATGGGATATTGTTATAGCCGAAGGTCTCAGCCATGAAGTTAGTCTCTTCTAATCCCCAGTACATGAGAAGCTGTGTCGTATGATCATCTCTATCCAAGATTTCACACTTCTCTACGTACTTCAATGCAAAGTCTGCGCTTGCATTTGGTACTCTAAAACTTAAGGCGGTGTTGTTCACCACTGTAAACTTAACGTCACTCAATTTGACCTCACTATAAATTTAAACGTAACCCCTTACGGGGGTTAGTCGGCTACATCCACATCGGAGGTAAAGCTAGAAAGGTTGATGTTAAGTAGCTGATGTGGTTTATGTAGGATTACCTAGAACCTACGCCCACTCACACCTAATGGCAGTGATCTTACTTCTTACGTTCTTTCTTACTCGTCTCTGACGCCATAGCACCTGATGAAGTACGTTTGAACGAACGATTCTTGGACGGCGATTCTAATCTAATACCGTCAGCATTGCTACCACCTTTTGAAAGTGCTTTGACGTGGGCTACATCTTTACCCTTACGGCTAACGCCATCTGCATCTAACTTACGTCTTGCGCGTTGACGTTCCATCCTGTCAGGATGTTCACCGCGCTTCTTTTCCATCTCATACTCATGTGCGTATGGTCTAGGTGATTTTGTGTATGGCATCTGTAACTCCATGTATATATTCGTTTAATCCTTGTGGTCTGGACTTTGCGTATTCAAAAAATTCTTTCGCTATCATATCTTTAGTTCGCTGCATCGACTCTGCTAACATCTTTGTGTAGTTCTCTTCTATCTCTTGCTCTCTGGAAGCTACCGCTTTCGTGCATGTATTCATTAGATGCTGCTCCCTTTCGTATGGTTTTCTGGAGGTGTCTGATAGCTTCGCATACTGACTCCTTGCTCAACCTCTGCTGCTCCGTGGATTTGTTTGTTTCTTTCATACCTGCGCCCATCCCCATATTTTCTATATTCAATCCCAAATAACTCATTGAGTCCGGGCAATAGTTCTTTTAATAGTTCACTACGCGATATTGGCATTTATTGTTCCACCATTTCTCTAGTGTAAGACCCTATAAACTCACTATTTTTTACGCCATGTATAAAATCATTGTGTACGTTTTCGTATATATCAGTATCTTCATCAAGCACTCGTCTGTGTGCGGGTTTACATTCTTTTGGTATAAAACGCCCAACGGTATGTAATATGCCCTCATGTATGAGTAGTTTAAAAGCCGCCATCATCTGTCTCTGTAATGCTCACACGTTGACACCGGACACCAACCGCACAGTGGCGTAGGATTCTTCTGCCACATATCTGTCTCGTAAGACATCTTCAAGCGTTCAATGTCACCCGTAAAGCTATCCCACAACTTATCTTTATCTTCTCTCTTGTAATCTTCAGCTATGAAATTATTATGCAATACAAACATAAGCCCAGCCTTAACGCTTTGTACCTCTGGGAAGTGCGCAAATGTCATTAGTGCCATCAATCTCAACTGCTTAACGTCTGGATACTTGTCGCTGCCTGTCTTGTAATCAACGATGAACGCTGTGTCACCTGAGATAATCATCAAGTCAACAATACCTCTTACCCAATAATCTTTTGCTGCCCAAGTACACGGCTCACCCGCTTCAGTCATCGCCATTCGATGTTCAGGATACCTCTCACCATCGATCTCCAACAATGGATCAACCATTGCAGCGAACCTCTTGTAATTGTGGGGTAAGTCTTTACCGTCTTTCGCGTAGTTCTCCAACGCGCTATGGACATCAAGCCCGTATAACATCTGATGGGTCGGTTTTGTTTCATACTTTTTTAGCACCTTAACTTCGTAGTATTGGTTAGGACAATTTATATACTGTTTTAGACTTGAGAACGACCACTTGATTGGCTGCATAGTTTCCTCTATTTGTTAACACTCTCCATAACTATGCCCGTATTTTGCTTCACATGCAACCGGTAAAGTAGTCGCCCACGATGGTGGTGTAGACATCTTCTCAATAATGAAACTCATCGCTTCATCTTTGACTGCTTCTGGTACAACAATAACCGCTGCGTCATGTACTGTCAGGACAACTCTATAGCGTTCATTGATTGCCAACATCTGCTCGCCCACGACGATTCTTGCTAGAGCTTGAACTACGTTCTCCACTACTGCGCCGCCCCAAATACTTATCTCACCACGCCTAGACTTGTATTTATATTGCGACTTCTCACCTTCTGTATCGAACCGTAGCTTTGGGTAGCGAATCAATAGATCGTTCGGCAGGTATATACCTTCGCCTGTCACCTGTAATACTTTATGTTCACCTAGATAGTACGGGTCGCTCTTCTCATCCCAATTACATATCTCTTCCAACGCCTTGTCACAGTCCTTCCATAGCGAAATGATATCGCTGTTAACGTCTCGATACAGATTTACTATAGCTTGACATTCCTCATCATCTATCACAGCTCCGGGGGGTTGTGTCTTTAGCGTGTGCTGTAACTTTCTCCAGCCAGTGCCATAACCCAATCCCAACACGCAAGTCTTACCTACGAATCGTTCTACTGGGTCGGCTTTCGTTATATTACGGTTGTAGACTTTGGAAGCAAAGATCGAATATACATCCTGATTTGCCGCGAATTGTTGAACAACATCGTCTTGTCCTGCCAACCAAGCCAACACCCGTGCTTCAATTTGGGACGAATCGCAGTTAATGACCACATAGCCATCTGGGGGTAGAACGGCGTTCTTGAGGGTTTTTTTCTTTTTATCTCTGCTAGGTAAGTTCTGGAAGTTAACCTTGTCACTACCACTCCATCGTCCAGTATGTGCGCCGTAATATTTAAGTGGGATGGGGAGTAGACCTTTGTTTCGCTTTCCAATGTCGATGAATCTACTGATTCGAGATTCTTCCAGAGTTGATTTAGTACCAAGTCTGACAGCGCATAACTGTTGGATGAATGTATCTTCGTGTTCCGACAATGAAATAAAACCTTCGTCGTTCTTTGCCAAAGCAAATGTTTCTTTTCCTGTTGTCGGGCTGACTTTTGTAGGGGGAGTAATCCCATGTTCCGTAAGAAGTCCTGCAAACTGTTTATTACTCGCCAACTTCTTCCTAACAGCTTCTTCGTCATCGCATTTAAGTCTTTCTTTTAATGTTGATAGGAGATCATGCTTCTCTTGTTTAAGTTCTTCTAATCGTTCAACTAGCAACGCATCATCGACCTTAAACGCCGGGAATATGAACATCCTTAGCGTCATATCAATAAGTTTTATCTCATCGGCGGGGAAGGCGGGAGCCATCAAGTGAAACAACTTGTACGTCAACTCAACGTCGTTCTTGCAATACTCACCGTACTGTTTAAGGTCAGCCGCCGCAAAGTCCTCTAGCTTCTTGCCTTTAGCCTCTTCAACTTCTGTACCTTTCTTACCTATCTCATATCTTTCAGCCAACGCTGCAAGACTTCCACCCGCATCAACGCCGTGGAGCGCCCGCGCCATGCTTAGTGTATCCAGTAAGAAGGCGGGCTTGATACCGAACCGCCACGCCAAGATCGCACCATCAAAGAGAGTGTTATGACATAGCAACGCCGCATCCGACCAGTCGGTTAGTTCTATCAGCTGTTTCTTTATTTCCTCATGCGTACCTGTAACCCAGCGTGCCGGTTCATCATCGACTTTAATGCCAACGCCAATCTCTTGGAAACGCTTGTCACGAATGTACTCTTCAGTCGTCATAGTACGAAAGCCAAAGTCCTGTGCGTAATACGTCTCGTAATCCAATGTAATTAAACTCATTTACCGCACGCCCTTTTCTTAGCTTCTTTTAAATTAGATTGAAACAACCATTGCATACATACTTGATCTACTTGCTTATCACTAAGTGAATCTGCTCCTGCTGCGTATCCTCGTTCGTACTCGGCTTTCATACTATCTTTCACGCCAGATACAACGCCTATAACTATCAGACTTACGCCAAAGAGAAGCCATACTTTATCCATTGTTCTTCTCCTATCGCTGTCTTGATGTTATACGTCTGCGTGAAACTTGTGATTTAACTTCTGTAATTCTTCCAGATAAACTTTCTTTAAGAACAGAATTTTTTATCTCACCTATTCGTAGCTCTCTTCTTATATTCTGTATATCGTTGCTTCTTATTCGTTCTGTGTTTTTCGCTCGTAGCCCGCTCTTACCTAGCCAATCCAATACCTTAATATCATTGGCGGGTTCACCGTCAAATAGTTTGTCGCTTAATGGTTTTAATTCCGCACCAACAAAACGAACTACTCTTTGTGGCATGAAAGGGCTTGTACGTATTAAATCTTTATCAGTGATGCAAATGTTATATGGCTTTAACCAATACCTTACTTCATTCAAAGTTAAATCTTTCCTCCACGCACGAATCAACAATGCGTCATAAATTCTTTGCTTTTCTTCTTTAGTCATAGTCATCTTCAATAAAGTAACTAGGCACACGATCTTCATTGCTTCTGCGGGTTTCAACCTTACGCATTTTCAACGTAGTCACGTCTGGTTGTTTGTATAGACCACGCGAGTCAGGTAGGGGAACTGGCTTCTTTTCGGGTGGTGATACTTCCTTCTCCATTGTATAAATTAACTTATTACACACGCTACACTTACGCCGACGCTTTACGCCATCATTTGTTATCTCTGTCTGAACTACGGGGGTCTTACTTCTACAGCAATACATAATCAAGTACCTAGCATAGAGAAAAAAATAGCGATTCAGGATAGCCTGAACCGCTATATAAAAGATTAAATGTGTGAGGAGAGAATCTCACGCTCGATGTACCACTTGGCTTTCTGTAAGTCCTCGACACGATTGCCTTTCAATCCGGCTCGTGTAATATACTTCACAGCGTTGCCCAAGTTGTAGTTGAGATTCTTAGCTTCGATAAAGTCAATCGTCTCAACACCCCCTGCCGTATAGTGTGGCGGTGAGTTAACCATGTCTGGTTGTCTATCTATAGAACTCTGCAAACGAATTTTTGGTCGTATTGATTCTGACGATGTTTCCATGTGTAGTAATTCTAATTGCTTAGGTTCGACTCTCTTAACTTTCTTCTTACGCATAGTGCTTTGAGCGTAATACACCGTATCAACGCTACACCCTAGTATCTCCGCAATCTTGCGCGGTGTCGTGTAAGCGTTAGTTTTTATGAATTGACGCACCTTGTGTGCGGTTGAATTTTTACGAACATATTTAGCCATTGTTAGCCTCTCTGTTAAGTTTAAAAAGATAATCGTTGCGATACTCTGTTGGCGGTGTCCACCCAAACTTACGCCAAACTTTTTGAACATCTGACCCCGCTGTCCATCTAAAATTATCATAGGGGTTGATGCTCTGATAATGCTCTACATCACGACCTTTCGATTGTTTGTATTTCACCATGTATTAACTCCATAAGGTTCTCGACATTTGTTTCATCTATTATGAGAGCTATGCCGCCACTCTCTCTTATCAACCGCAACTCTCTTAACTGAAGAGCTGTCGGCTTACCACCATTTGCTTTGTACTCAATCCCGATGAAGTAACCTCTATAACAACATACGTCATCGGGTACACCCGCACGACCATACCCACCAGAGAAAGGGGGAAAGTGATACGCCCCCATCTGGTCTAATATAATCCTGCCCTTCTTCTTTACCTTACTCTCCGGTGTTGCCATTTCTTGCTTTCATCATTGCATCAGCCATTTCATAAGCTCTGGCTGCTATATCTTCATAATCTTCTGCGTCACCCCAGTTATAACCTTGTGGTAACTCTCTATCCAAATCATTTTTAATCATTGCAAACGCTGTTTGTATAGACTTCGCTGCAAAGTAATCTCTTAACGTCATGCCTTCACTTCTATTATTTGGAAATGCTTTCATATCTTTTCTCCTCGTAAAGAATCCAACTCGTCTGCGGTTAATACTAAACAATACATCTCTTCGGTAACACGCCAACCAATAAAGTAAAACTCATTATTGTCTGGTGCGCTATACACATCTATGTTAGTGACCTGACCTCTATCTAACACTTCAGCATGGGGTGAACCATTAATCATTGATAGCTTATGCTTTAGTACAGCGGGCAAAGTATCTTGATCAAAGTGTCGCCTATGATTGTCACCAACGAATATAGTATGTTTACCGTTAACTATGTGTACTGGCACTCGATAGTGAGCATCACTATCTCTATGCTGTATAGGTGACAAATTAATTTCATTCATGAATGAATAGCCAATTAGATTTTAGGATACCTGAATGTGTCCAACGACCATTCTCATCGAACCCCACAGTACGCAACTCAGGAATGTAAGTGTCACCGATGTTAGTAAACAATCCGCTCTCCCCATGATGAATTTTAACTCCATCATTATTCCTACTCATCTTCTCTTGCATATAAACCTTGAGCATCGTTAGAGTAGGTATTAGATCAACGCACTCGTCAACGTCATGTATGCGCTTGAATGGTTCAGCGATAGCGCATCTTGATGACACTAAGCTGCTTTCATCGTTGATTGCCCATAGTGGTTCTAGTATTAACTTACCTGCCATGAAGCCCATATCATCACGCACCAATACACTCATAGGTTTACTAAACATATCAACCATTTCGGTTCTACGTTTGTCTCTCATAATATCAACTTGAGCGTATTTGTCAAACGTATCTTTAACTTTAGCGATTGATTCTTTTGGTAGTTCATCGATACTTCGATTGTTTAAAACTATCTTGAGTAAGCTATGCACTTCCTCACCACTAAAGTAATGACCACTCTTACGAATCTCACCATACGGTTCGGACATACGACAGATTGCCCCTCGTATGTTCATGCCGAATGTTCTATTAATAAACTCTTCGCTGTTCTTAGGTAACAACTCGTCTTTCTCTATGACCTTCATCAAGTGAGAGATTCTCTTGGCATAGTATGTGTACTTATCTTCCCAATGACGACCACGATCTTTAGCAACCATAGTCGCACGAATGTTATACGCATCGGTTTGTCTGTCTTTCCATATAGATGCAATAGGAAAGCCTTGCTCATCAGCGAGTAACAGTCTTAAATGATGATTACTTCCGACTGTCCTGCTAATAACTTTTAGCCCATACTTATGTGTAAGCTCTCTTAGAAGAGGGAACGCTTCGTGTTCTCGTATTGCTTCTTCAGTTATTATTGTGTTGTCTGCAATAGGATGCAGATAGGTTTGTATAAACATTTAATTTACCTTTCAGGTTATGGTGAATCACTAATTAAAGTTTGTCGATCTTAACCAACTTGCCTTTCGGCGGTTTGAAATTTCTATTCTGCGTGACCAACCACAGAGTCTCGACGCCAGTTTCCCATCTTGGTGTATCTTCAACGTAGCCATCAGTAAAGACAACGATACAGTCTGGGCTATACTTCTTCTGCTCGATGTACTTCGATACACAACTGACGTGCGTACCACCGCCGCCCAATGGTTTAAGAATATCTTTGACGTTAGGTGAGTCACCACCAAACACCTGCTCACCATGCACGTCTGTATCCCACCATAGAACACGCACGGTCTCAGGCTTGCATACATCACAGATAGTCTGTAACTGCATTGCGAATGTGCTGATGATCTCTTGAGTGATAGAGCCTGATGTATCGATAGCTATGATGATCTCTGTCATGGTCTCTGACTCTACGCTTGGTGCAAGAATGTCATTAGCCAATAGACCACGATGAAACCTACGCCATGTCAACTCATCACGACCTCGCACCGATGCTGTCACGAACTCACGCAACTCTTCCTTCCAATCGAGAGGCTTCTCTATAGATACACTTATCTCACGAGGAACATTAGCTCCGAGCCGAGCCGCAAGAATCCCACCCTCACGCAACGCACGACCGACACCCTCTTCCAACTTCTTCATCTCTTCGGCAGTCTTAGGCGCACCTGACACATCGTGATGATCTTGATTGCGAACGGTGACTTTCTTG